TTTTTAAGTGCTCGTACTATCTTTAGTAGGAGCCCCACCTTGCGACGGATTGACAGCTGAGCCAGCAATATTTGCGGGAACTCTAATCTGATCTAAACCTGCAATTTTATCATAGCGTAACTCGTCACGTGCCTCATTGGGAGTTATAATTCCCGCATTTACTAAGGTTGAGTGATATGCTGCTATATCTTTCAAATCAGGCTGTAGAGAGCTAACATTTGAAGTTACTGCTTCTACATCGTACCCGAAGTATCTTTCTAATGCCGATGTATACTTACGAAGTATTGGCATTACAGTTTCTAAATAAAACATTCTTAGATTTGGTGCTATATTAGCATTATTTCCGCCATCTAGTAAGAGAGGTGGAACGCCTAGAGATTTTAATATTTTAGTGTCATGGGATTTAATTGAGTTATCAAAGTCCATGTCTTGGAAACTAGTGTTTAATAAGTTTGATGGCTTTAGACCGCTATCTAAAATCATAGGGCGACGAGCCCCATTTTTTGGATTGTATTTTGCGATCCAGTTTTGTATTGTTTTTTCTTTTGCTTGAGAGCTTAGGGTATTATCGCTAGTTAATACAATACCGGGTATTGCACCATTTTCAAAGAACGAATCTTGAAAATTCTGCATCTTATACATAATTTGCATAGATCTTGAACTAGCCTCTAGTCTACTTGCTCCGCGATAAATAGATGTACTATTTAAATCTTTTATGTGAATAATTTCTGTTGGCTTAAATAGTACTGTATTATTATATTTATAACTATGAATAAACGTCTTTTCATCAGGCTGAATTTGTACATTAACCGCAGGTAGGTGATAGAGGTGTGCTCCATCATAGTACATAAAAATATTACCGTCTAGTATAAAGTCGGTAAATATATTTGTTCTAAAATCTTGCGCTGATTGATAAGGGTTTGGATTGAAATTTAGGAGATTTAATAGTGTTTTTTGTCTAAGTCCTGATTGTACATCAGAATTTAATTTATTCTTTACATCGTAGTCTAGACTAGCGCAAGCACTAACTACCATGTTAGTACCGCGATTTACAGATTCTAATTTCTGAAAGGCAATTTTGTGACTGAAAGCAGCCACAGAGCCAATATTTACGCCTTGCTCTCTACGAATTATTTCTTGGGCAGGATTTAGTTTTTCAACAATCCATGTCCCTACGTTGTTATACCATGCCATTTTTATACCTTAGGTAAAGGCGCTAAAAAACGAACCTGTAGTAACCTTAGTAGTGCTAGTCGTACCGTTATGTTTATCCCGTTGTATATCAACCCAACGCGCTTGTCGTTGGACGGAATTAGGGTCAGGCGCTTTGCCAAATATCTTATGTAAGTTGACGTGATGTTTATTACACAGAGTTCGTACCAGATCATAAAGTTCTGTTCGGTGCTCTGCTATAAACTCGTCCCTTACTGCTAATATTCCATCATCAGTAGAAATATCGTACTTTTTTACTTTAGCCCATATATCTAGCAGAATTGTAATAGAGTGAAAGTGATGCAGCTCAAGATCTTCCCCAGTGCCACAAATGTAGCAATGGTCCTTCTTATCATACGCTGCTTTAGCTTTATCTCTTACGTGTTTAACCGGAATACGTTTATTACCAGTATTTTTTGCCATAATTTTTTCTACACATTATGTGAATGCTCCTATTATATCACTACAGCACAAAGAAGTCAACATATAAATTTTTTCTGCCATATAAAGTTACTAGTTGGAAATTATTAATACTTTTTTCATAGTAACTTAAGCTTTTGGAACCATTACTATCCACAACATTGTACTAGGTCTAGACTCGCTACATATTAACATTTTGTCAATATCGCCTAAGTCAAAAAGTATATCAATGTAAGGATTTTTTGTCCCTTGACTTATGGTGTAAGTACTGTGAGTTTCTTTAAACCTACTTAAAATTAAGTCTGTAGTGCCTGGAATATTACAATCATGGCTCTCTACAATAATAGTAGATGTTTTTAATTCAGGTATTACATCAAGGTCTAGTAGTACTCTTTCATGCCCCTCTATGTCCATAATAATAAATGGAGAGTTACTTTTACCTAGGTAACTTCTTATATTTTCTACGGAGCAGTCAGTATTAAATTGAACATTATGAATTTTATTAATAGCAGCATTTTCTCTAGATATAGATATTGCCTCTGGATTAATGTCAAATAGTACCGATAGAGTATTTGGCATTATTTTTGCTAAACCTAATCCATAAAACCCCTCAGCGCATCCAATATTAAGTACTAAATCAAAATTATGCTCCCATATTAGGCTGGCAATAGTTGAGTATAGCTCGTTTTCATATAAACCTAATAGTTTACCGGCAGTATCACCATCTCCCCAACTATACTTGGGTACGATAATCATATCTTTGAAAGGACCTTGGTAAACCCTTCCATTAGTTCTTTCATAAATTAGGCTTAATAATTCATTTTTACGAGAGTTAGACCAGTTAACGTAATTAACGTATGTTTCAGTGTATAAGGACATTTTATTTTTCAAAGTATAGTAGATTTTGTGTAAACCAACCCATATGATATCCAGCACGCATATTATCTATTAGTTGCTGTTCTTTTACTAAGTTTCTAGTTAGCCCAGCCCTAGTAAGTTTTTCAGCCCAATCACTTTTATTCTTACAATTAATATGGCCAATACCGCCTTGTCCAATAGCTGCAGCTGTCCATATTAAAGTTTTATTAACTGTGGACACAACTTTGGTAACAACTTCATCTTCTCTATCTGGCTCAATATGTTCTGCTACTTCCATGCAAACTACTATATCAGCATTTTCGTCGGTTATATCAAATAGGCTTTGATAGGTAAGATGTTCCTTACCATAAACTCTATCATCTATATCAATACCTTTAGCATTAATTCCCCTGCTCCTAAAGCTATCCACAAAGTGTCCTGGTCCACATCCTATGTCTAGTAAGGTACTAGGATTTAACTCCTGCTTTACCCATGAGGCTAATCGATCCGCAAAAGGTTTTTCCTCTGAGTGCATATGGTTAAAGTTTAGTCTTTCAGGGTGAATAGGATACTCACGCTTTAGCCAGTCAAGATCAGCGCGATCATATTTACGCTCATACCAACCTTTATTTGTATAGACATTCATAACCATCTCAAAGTATTCCTCGTACATTGGAGCAACCCGCTCTAAGGAGAAATTCTCTGCCCAAGTTCTACAATTCCTAGGGTCTATACGGTCAATATTCTTTGTAGCCCATACAAATTGGTCAAATGAGCGGCAACGATAGCCAGTATGCCCATGTAGGTTATTCTCAGCAAACGAACCCCAGTCAGTAGTAATAGTAGGAGTTCCGGACAATAACAACTCTATTTGTACTCCACCAAAGGGTTCTACATACATAGAGGGTACAAAGGCACCTCTAGCATTTGACATAAGTTCACGACGTTTATTGACGTCTGCGTATCCTACAAACTCTACATGATCTGGAAAGGTTAAGTTATCGGGGTTCTGTCCTGCAATCTTTAACTTGACTCCTGCTTCTTGAGTAGCCTGTACAGCTATACTTACTCCCTTACCTTCATATACTCTACCTAAGAATAAGAAATAGTCTTCTTTTTCTGCTTTGAATTGGAAGTCGTCTAAGTCAAAATAGTTTGGAATAACTGCGTCATACCAGTCCTGGTTACAGGAGCCAACGTTGTTTAATCCACAGTATGCATGATAGATAGCATATGACTCAAATATCTTCCAGCGAGCCCAATGACCTCCTGCATAGCCAATTCCAGGCTCTACAACAATAAGGTCTTGATGTGCATCACAAATTGGTCGCACTCCTGCACCCCAAAAAGGCAGTACAATATCTAAGGGCTGCTTACGCTTAGCCATCTCAATAATTGCATTCTTATAAAAAGTTTGATATACGTGGTCACCTGTATCAAATTTAAAAAACTGCTGTCGCCAATCATGAGAGCCATAGGACTTATCTAAATCCGCATTAGTTACAACGGATACCTGTTCATCGCAGTCAACTTCGGAATCTTCATGTCCATAATGAATGATGTAGTGTCCACGCGCACGCATCATCTTACAGAACTTTAATACTTTTTGTGTATAGGCACACGCTACATATTCTTTATTTGTAACTGTATGCGGTAGGCCTAGGGCGTGAAAACGAAATTTCATATTTATTATTGTTTAGTTAATAGGTAACCCGGTGATCGGCCGGGTTAAAGGAAGCTAGTTATAAAATAAATTAGCTAAATAGGCTTGAGTAGTAGAACTTAATCCTGTAGCTCCGGTTAAACCAGTTGCTCCAGCTAATCCTATGTTTCCACTTGTTCTAACCCATAAGTTTCTAGTAGTATTATACTGGTAGATTACGGTATCATCAGCAGTGAATGTTTGATTATTAGTTGGTGATGCAGGAAATGTAATCACGTTGTAACCTTAATTTCTACTGGTTTTGGTAATGAAGCTTTAAAATAAGTTTCTGCCTCCTTAAGAGTATTAAACCACATCCAACCACCCTGAGTTGGATATGTATAAGTTTCTTGTTCTTCTCGTAGTAAGGTATAGTCTGGAGCCCATACTGCATTAGGAGCCCAGATTAAGTTACCGTCTGCTACATTATAAAATCCACTTGTATCCATATAATTCCTTAACCTGATACTGTCCAGCCTTTGGCTGTTGCAATACTAGGAGTATGAGACGCATTAATGCCTGTACCTGTTGAAGTAGTACCCCAGTTTGCAACTACATTTATTGTTTTACTTGAAACAGTTAGTAAGTTCGTGTAGATAGCGTCTATGGCAGGACCACTAAGGTTGCCGGTATCATAGGTTATATCTACACTACAATTTGTTACTGCGCTACCATCAGTTAAACTATAACAGCTACTAAAAGCACTTAAACTATAAGTACTAGAAATCATATTAAGTGCAGGCGCTTTTTTCAGGGAATAGCAACTTGAAGCAAAATTATCAAAGTTAGTTACTAAGCTTGTTGAGTAGGTTGGTATAGTTCTTAATCCGTAACAGCTTTCAAACATATAGCTCATACCTGTAGCCTTACTAGTATCTAGTGCTGGTGCAGTAGTAAGTGAAAAGCAGTGCCTAAACATTGAGCCAAATTCTGTTGATCTTCCTAGGTGTATAAAATTATCTGGTACACTACCTAAGCTTTGACATTCGTAAAATACATTTGCTGAGTAGTTAATAGCATTAGGTTGTGATAACTCTGAGGGAAATGTTGGTGCCTCGCGTAGGGAGTGACAACTACTAAACATACTTTGTATATTTTGTAAGGCGGATCCAGCAAGGGTAAAAGTTAACCCAGTAGTAGTACCAGCAACTGTTGTAACTGGTGACCCATTCCATGTTGTGGAAAGCTGAAAAGTTGAACTCTCATTAGTAGCTATAATATAGTAGGTTGTTGGGTTTGTATATCCCACAATATTACCAGTTCCTGTTTTAGTTCCTGTTACTACTACTCGTTGCCCTGGTACTACTCCAGTTACAGTTCCATCATTAGTAAAGTTACCAGCAGTATCTGCAATAGCTACACTCTGAAATACCCTTGTAGCTTCACCACCAAGGGTAATACTAACTCCAGAACTTTCTAGTGCTAAGCAACCATCAAACATTGATGTAGCATATCTCCAAGTTCTGCCTAGGGTAAGTGTTGCCTTTCTTAATCCATAGTTGGATACTGAAAAATATGTCATACTTAGTACTTTTGGAGCTACTATGGTTACCTCTTTTAAAGAATGACACTCTCTTATATAGTAGTCTAATGATATAACATTGGTCATATCAAGTTTGGGTAGGGTCTGTAAATTTCTACAAGTAGAAAACATTCCTAACATATTAGTGGCATTAGGGGTATTAAAGCAGGGCACGCTTTGTAAGGCATGACAGTTATCAAACGTACTTTGAAAGTTAGTTCCACTTACTGTATTATAGGTAGGTATATGTTTTATTGAATAACATGCGGCAAACATTCCACTGAAATCAGTTACATTAGAAGTATCAAATAGGTTTACATCTTGAAGTTGATAGCATTGAGAAGCCATACTAGTTACAGTAG